TTGGAATATAGTCCTGGTTTAGCCATTAGTTCTTCCTTTTTATGTTAAAGCCACTATAATGAATTTCTATCAGAAAGGAATATGTTTATGGATGACCCAATTAAACAGCTAAAGTACGACCTTGATCAAGGTGATTTTGACCCACACATTTTTCGTCAAAGCATTCACTCCTCAATTTGGGATTTAGTGGAACAAATAAAATTAACCCCTGAAGATGAGGGTTTGACACCAGAGCAAGAAAAGAAACTATATGCCATTGATCACTATTTGTGCGGCAACTTGCATATTGATCTCAAGGAATACCCTAGTCCTGATTATTGAGCCTATCTGTTGAAAGGGTATCCACGCCGCGTGTTATCGGTCTGATATAGATATTCTTGAATTATGTCGTTAAGCTCTTTTGTGGCAGGTTGATCAGCTTGTTTCAATTCCATTGATCTAATTGTGGTTGCCTCTGGAGGCACAACTCCATCCACTATTCTGTCATTATAAAACTTATTAAAAAACATGCTTGTCGGAACATCTCTGAAGTTTCCTTGCTCATCTGCCATTCTGTAAACAGGTGTACCTTCAACTCGTTTTAAACCTGCTGGATAAGTTGTGTGATTAGACACAGGATCTATAGGTGCATTGTAATCAATCTTAGAAATCATTCGCCCAGCCGCATCTCCAGAACCCATTCCAAGCATATCAGCTTTTGAAACAGCCGCTCTTACTGATGCTTGATCTGGAAAGCCTAACTTCATACTTCTTGGCTTTGCCATTTCTTCAGAAAACGCTTTTCTTGCACCGCCACGTTTAGGTGCGAAAAGATATTTTCTAACTTTATCAATGTCAGACGCATTGAAACTGCCAAACCCCGGCCAGTCAGGCAATATATTTTGCAGGTTTTCATCAAATTGCTTCGTGGCTTTTTTGGTGATCTTCATGTTTGGAATCATGTTCAATGTAGTATCTGCAACCATTGTGGAGAAGTTTACGTTGTCGCCTGCCGCGTTAAAGAAGGTTCCATATACTGGGACACCCTCTTCTAATATCTCACCAGTCTTTGGATCTTTAACTTGACCAGATAATACTTCTGCTTTTTTTCTTTGTTTTTCTAAAATTGATGGATCACTGGCATACATTCTATTATCTAATAAATTTCCAGCTTCTGTGGCGTATTCATAACCACCTTCTCTTGCTACTGGATTAACTAAGGGGATATCGTTAACGGACAAAATAGATCCTGTTCCACTCGCACGATCACCTTTGATTGACATAAACTGAGCGCCTTCATCTATTGCTTTTTGCATATTGAACGGCTCTGGTTGTGTTTGGACTCTGGTGCTGACATCAATTTCTGAGCCCATTTCTTGCAATGGAACTGTGCCTCTTGTGACTTTCATTCGCCCAAGGGGGGTTTCTTCTACATAACCACCTTTTGTCAAAGCACTTCCACGGCTTTGGTTGCGAAGATAATTTGTTATAATTTGGTTTGTTGTATCGTCATCTGAATATCTCAGACCTTCCCTAACAATATTGCCACCAACTTCTACAATTATTTGCTCATATGACTTATAAACGCCATTACCAATATCAACAGCACCTTCAATGCCTAATTTAGCAATTTTCTGGAGTGCTGTTAATATACCCATTACTTTTTCTTCTTCTTACGTTTTGCGAGAGCCTTTAAGTCAGCGCCAGTAATTTTCTTTTTATTACCTGCAACTGCCGCTAACTTTTTTTGCTTTGGGGAGTATTTGTTGTACGGCATGTTAACCTCCTAGAAGTTTATTCATCATCTCATGTACGTTTCCGCCTGACATAACCTTGACTTTAATGTCTTTGCCGTGTGGCATTTCCATCATCTCACTGTCATCTTCGTACATTTCATCATCGTCATACATACCATCTTCATCGTCAATTCCTACCATTGTATGGTGGCATAACAGTAGGAAATTAACCAACTGCTCGTCACTCATATCAAGGCCATCAGATGTGTGTGCAAAGCCCATTTTTTCCATAAATAGGTCTGCGTTTTCTTCCATGTTTTCTACATTTACTTCAGCCATATTAACCTCCTAAGTTATCTGGGCGCATTCGTGGACGTGGTGATTGCATTCCTAATCCTTCTGGGCGCATTCGTGGACGTGGTGATTCCATTTGTGCAGTTGGACGTGTCTGTGGGCGTTTTGGTGAAATTATACCTGCGTCAATCATCTCTTGCATATTCATTGGCCCACCTTGCGTGGTTGCCATAGGAACTGTCATTGCTCTGGAAGGGGCTGTGTGCATTGGTACGGGAGCCATCTCAGAAAAGCGAACTGCTGATCCGGGATCCATTGGCATCCCACCCATTTGACCCATTTCGCCCTCACGAACTGCTGATCCGGGATTCATTGGCATTGCTCCAACTACGCTCATAAACATCTCGCGTTCTTGGTCGCTAAGTTGTCCACCACCTTCGATGCGCTGACCAATTTGCATAAGTTGTTCAGCGGATTCTTCATCCATATCACCGGGGTTAATACTTTGTAAAAAGTCCATAACCAATCGGTAGTCTGGGTTGTCTGTCATTTCGTTCATGGCGTTAGCCTCCTATTATTTTTATTCTGTTTCAAGCCGCTAAAAATGCTTCATATGCTCTATCTTGCGCTTTTCCAAATGTACTAGATCCAACACTACCAAAATACTCGCTATCATACATATCCTGAATACCACGCCTACTGCTATCATCAGCTATAAGATCTCTATAAAACTGGGATGCATAAAATTTCTGAATGGAAATAGCCAACGCGTCTGCTTCTGCGTCTGGATTTACGTCTGGGTTTTCTTCTGGGTTTCCTTTTGGGTTCCGCCGCGCCTCCCGAACTTGGTCATTGATATCGTCATCTCCACCCATACGAGTAGTATCTTGGTCAGTAGGAAGTGTAGATTGTCTTTCATAACTATTTAGATCATAATCTACAGTGCCTTGCCCTGCATCATATCCAACGTACTCATTTTTTTCGTTGTATACTGGCCTAGCTCCAGCTTCCAAAGCCGCAGTATGTTTATCTACAATTGAATTTCTACCTTTAATTCCACCTTCCAACATCTGCTCACCTATTTCACCGCCAAACATTGGAGAGATTATACTCGGTATAAATGACCCAAAATATGCTGAGTCACTCGGCGCAATGTTTCTCCGCATTACTTGATTTGCTATTGCGGATCGCGCCTCAATATCAGTCATTCCAGTTGTATCAACTTGTAGGTTGTTGCTGTAGTCATCAGATACGCCGTAGATGTAATCTTTTTTCTTAGTCACAGGGTCAATAGTATAACCACCACCTTGTAGAGATTCACCAGTTAAAGTGTTGATTAACTGACCATTTACATAAGCGGCATTATCTCCCGGTGTTATCATATTGGCAAATGTTTCTCTGCCTGAATTTAATATTGGCGCTCCACCAAGGCCACCGAAGCCTTCAAGATTGTTTTTCATATTATCCATATAGCCACCAATTTTATTGCCAGTAGATGTCATGCCACCAGCTTCTATTAGATCACCTGTCGCATCATCGACAAGCTGACCACGAACGTATGACGCGCCATCACCCGGTGTAAAGAAGTTAGCTTGTTCCTCTGCCATTGTATTATATGTTCTCTCAAGGCCAGTATAATCTGCTATACGCGTTGCAAATGTAGGAGCGTTAGCAACATTACTAAGTGCGCCGACATTGCTATTCATAGATACTGGATCGACGCCTAAGTTATCTGGGCGCATTCGTGGGCGCGGTGATTGCATTACTGGATTGACGCTATTAAGCGCATCAGTTGCATAGTCTACTACGTTTGTTGTAAAATTTTTATAATTACCAGCAAGCCCAATGTCTGGGTATTGTTCTTGATCAATTTTTCGTACTTCAATAAGATTTGATTGCGTAGGCCCTGTAGGAGCTTTGTAAGTCCGTTCTCTCGCAATACGCTCAAGACTTTCTGGCTTTAATTGAGATGCCATTGTGGTCGGATTCACAAAAGGACTATTCCGTGTTTGAGTAGCTAAATCCCTGTTATCGTTATTACGGTTAGTTCGTGCCTGCACTCCCCTACCAGTCATTACTGGGTTGCCGTTACCATCTCTAACAGCGCTACCACTACTATCTCTTACATACGGATCATCACGATTATCAGGTGATAAGTCTACGCTGTTAGACGTAGCAAACGATGATACGTTAGAGCTAGACCCTCTATTGCCATCACCAGAACTACCACCTGACGTAGCACCTTCACCCCCAAAACACATAAAGACTGGAGATTTAATATTCATAGTTGAGAAAAGTTTGTTCATTATTAAAACTTCCGATTGTAATTAAAGCTAACCGTGGGATCGCCTCTGTTGCTGTCAGAATACTGCAAACGAGAATTATTACCAACATTAATTCCAACACTGCCATAATAATCTGGTTCATAGCCAGACCTTTTTTCGCGGGACGCAGAGGCATTAAACATTCCCATCTGGCCAGCAATTGCTATCTTGGTAAATGTACCCACGTTTGAATCATTAAAAAGGCTTGCGCCTGTGGCGGCATCAGTAACATTTCTATTTGATCTTGTTCTTGTTCCCATTGCCGATCCTTGCAGATCAACTGGCCCTATAGATGTCTGGCCATCCACACCCACACGAATAGTATTGGCGCTATCGTCAACATTAGCGTTCCCAAAAGAACCTAAATTTCTTTCGTCAGTGTAACCAATTGATGGCGTGACTGAACCCATTCTACCTTTAAATGTCTTGTTGAGATCAATCTCTGCCCTAGAGCCATCAGGGCTAGTGGTGTAATTGATACCACCAGAAAAAGGCAGGTTAAATTCTGTAAGGTCTATATCCGCATAAGCGTCAAGCAAAGCGTTGGGTCTGTATTCTTCTTTCATTACGCCCTCATTGGTTGTGGCTGTGGTTGTGGCTGTGGATTTGTTGGAGCTTGTGGCATAGCTGATGCAATAGAACTTAACGCACCCATATCTCCTCCACCCATACGCCGTTTAATCTCAGCCACTTTATCCATTAGGTATTTGTTCATATCCATTGGTGGTTGCTGACCCCCACCTTGGGAGTTCGGTGGGGGCGCACCCTGTGGTCTTTCTTGCGGTAATCCGCCAAAAGCCGCAGGATTAATAGGTGGCAAATTATATGATGGTGGGTACATTCTTCATTGCCTCCATTTGTATCTTAGCCGCGTTTTTCTCTCGCTCAAGCTGTAGTTCCGCCTCTAGTTTAACAATCTTAGCCTGCATGTCAGCTTGTGCCTTCGCCATTTCAATTTCCATGTCCTGTCGCGCTTCAGCCTGCTTGATCTCGATGTTAGATTTAGCCTTGGCCTGATCCGCCTGAATTTGTGCTTGTGTTCGAGCCTTGAGTGCCTCGGTTTCAAGTTTAGCAAGTTCAGTTGCCATTTGCAGTGGATTGCCTTGGCCTTGACCTTGCTGGCCTCCCATCATGCCCTTCATAGCTTCGATCTGTTTCATCTGCGGTGAAGCCTGAACAACTTGAGCCGCACGTTGGCTAATCAAGCGATCCATCTCTGGGTCAACATCATTGAACTTAAACTTAGGATCTTTGAAGTCTGGCAGTGGAGGCATTTCCATATTGATGCCTTCTTCCATACGCTGTCGATATAGCAATGCAATGTGTTCAGCAATGTGAGCAATAAGAACTGGAGCCATTGTTTTTTGTGCCGCTGGATTGCCTGCCAGTGATGGGTCTTGCATAAACTGCATGTGAACCGCAATGTGTGCATCGTGATCCTGCTCTGGGAATGCGCGGATTGGCTTGCCATACATAACGCTCATGTTTTCATCAACTGGATCCATCTGCACAGCTTCCGCTGGCTTCTCTAAGATTTCGTCGATGTTTGGTATTCTGAGCGCCTCATACATGCGCTTGTATGCATTATATAAATTATGGAACTGTGGCGCAGATCGTGACATTTCTAACACAGCTTGTGCCTGTGCAATGCGCTGGGCTGTCGAGAATATGTTTGGATCGCTTACTGGTATGATGTCAATTCGATCATTAAAGTCAGATCGATATATTGTATCTGAAGCTCCAGCCTGTGAGAAAGTAAATTCGTCAGGTAGATTCTCAGCATTTAGAGCCGCAAGTAGTTTAAACTCTTGGCCTTGCGCGTAGTGTAGTCTCTTGTGTATCGCGCTAAATGCCTTTGATCCCTGCTCGATTAGTGCAACTGTTGATCCAACTGGTGCATTTGGATTAACATCGCCAACGTTTAAGTCGGCTGTACTTGCAAATCTCTGACCAGCTTCAACCATAAAGCCTAGCAAATTAAACAGAGATCCACTTGGCTCTTTAAACGGCAATGGCATAATAGCTTTATTGATGTCGTCAACTGTGCTGTCGATATCTACAAACTCACCGGGGTTAATCTGCATGTCTCCGCCTTGGACACGACCACGCAACTTAAAGCCACCCTGCATGTTTGAGAACGCGGCGCTATCTAGCAATGCACGAAGTGATCCTGTCGCCGCCTTACCTAATCCACCGATCATGTGGTAAAGACCGAAGCCGTAGAAACCTAAACCGGGTAAAAACTTGTAAGATACAAACCAATCTCTGCGTTGCTTTAGCTCGTCTTCCTGTTTCCAGTTGCGTCGAATACTTACAATGTTTTGATTGTCATAGTCGATTGTGATGACATATGGCAGTGCTACTGCATTATCATCTCGATCATCGTCATTCTCTGATTCGCCATCTAGCCCATCAAACAAATCATAGACGTGCATTTCAAGCAGTGTCATTACATCGTCATTGCTATCATCGTACTGATCAACGCCTTCGATTTCACCAATCACATCTCCAGATGGATCTAGTGAATCTCCGCCAGCATATTTGGTTGGCAGGTAATATCCATTCTGGACGTAACGATTGAAGTCGTTCTTTGGCATACGGATAATGTGCGTGTAGCGTGGTGACGTATATAAGTCTTTACTCTCTGGAGCGACCACGAAGTCTTCAGCCTTAACAAAGTCAGAGCATTGACGATCCATGTTTACGTTCCACCAAACCTTCTTGAAGGTGTGACCGATTAGTGGCAGGTGAAATAGCATTTGGTCTAGATCAGGGAAATACTCAGGCATTTCCTGTGTGATCTGGTAATTCATAAATTCACGAACTCTGCGACCTTGCTCCTCTAGCTCTTCGTCTGGGCTACCAACGATAACCGATTTAACTGGGCCACCTGATGGGTACAGCTCTGCGATTGCCTTGGCGTTAAATTGTGTAGCGGCTTCAGCAATTAGTGGGTGGACAACGACAGACAGACCGCGAGTTGCTCGCTCTTCTTCGCTCTCCTGCATTCCGCCATCAGGGTCAAGCGTTTTAAGCCCTTCCTTGTAGCGTTCCTTCCACTCAGATCGAGCCTGCTCATCGTTTTCGTAATAGCCAACTAACTCCTGCGCTTTTCGTGCAAGTTCTTTGTCGTCCATTGCTTCGGCTAGATTTATATCAAACTGAGCCGTATCGACTTCATCCATCATATCTAATTCAGGGTCACCTATTAGGACATCGCCATCTGCGAGTTCCTCAATCATTAGATCATCGCTTGGCGCACCTTCAGCAAAAGGTATAATATTTGGATCAGCCATACATTGTCATCCTCTGTGTTTGTACTGGCTCGTCATCTTCAGGGTCTTCACTATGCCCAACGAACCATCCTTTTCTCAATCGCAACCACGCCTGTGTGCATGTATCCACCACGTCATCATTTGGGTGTGCAGGAAATGCGGCGCAAATGTCTATTAAATCTTTAGCCCATTTTCTATCAGATGGGTAGTAAATTCTTCCATCTTCTAAAAGAGCGGAGCTTGCATGCGCTCTAGCTTCCTTATCTCGGTCAGGTGAATAGGCTACAACAGGCACACCAGCCATACGCAAATCTTGTAGTAAAGATTGGCCTGACGCCTTCTTCTCGATCAACACAGCGTCTGGCTCCCAATCGTCATATGATTGCTGTGCAATTTTTCGTAAATCTGGGTAGCTGACCTTGTCGTACCAACATTCTAGAACGATGGCGCACATTGCGCCCTTGTGACGAAACACTCCCCAAGTTGTCCTAGCACTAAAGCTAGAGCTTTCCTTGGCCTCGAACGCTGTATCCCATGACTGTAAAACATATTCGACTTCTGGGAGGTCACCATCCCACGGAACCCACCACGATGCTTTAAGTATTCCGCCACCCTTTGGAGATGGACGTTGCTGTAATTGACCAGCGGCGGCATATGATCCAAGACTGCGCTCAAGGTTTGATAAAGTTTTCTCGTCAATACGATCAGGCCACAGCAACTCACCTTCCTTGGTGCGTGGATCTGTAAACCCAAGTGACGACTTCATCGGATTCGGAGCGCCTACTTCGTACCGAGCAGGCAACATTAGGTGATCCCACTCATCACCAAGTTGATTTGCCAAGACGTGGCCTGTGAGATCCTGCTCGTGTAATCTTTGCATAATGATGATAAATGCACCAGTCTTAGGATCGTTGAGCCGTGTCTGCATGGCCTGATCCCACCAGTCTAACACACCCTCACGCACTTTAGAGCTGTCTGCTTCAATAGAGTTATGTGGGTCGTCGATACAAATTATGTCACCACCATCACCAGTTAACGCACCACCAACTGACGTTGCGATTCGATAGCCTGTCTTGTCGTTCTCAAATCTCTGCTTTTGGTTTTGATCGTCGGTCAGATTAAACTTATCGCCGAAGTGCGCCTGATACCACGGACTGTCGATTAACCTTCTGCACTTGGTGCTGTCCCTGATCGACAAACTAGATGCATAGGATGCATATAAGAATTTTTTGTGTGGCTGGTGCGCCCACGTCCAAGCTGGCAGAGCGACAGCCACGCTAATAGATTTCATATGGCGAGGCGGTACGTTAATGATCAGGCGTTTGATGTCGCCCTCGACTACAGCTTGAAGGTGATCAGATATTGCGTCGATGTGCCAGTTGTTTTTAAATTCAACCCCCGGCTCAATCGTCCCCCATGACGCCTTCGTAAACTCCCTCAATGATCTGCGGTATTTCTCGGC